ATTATTTAGTAGTAATGGATCTAATATATCTAAATAACTCGTATTACAATAATGTTCTGTTTCTTCTATTGGAATACCGCGATTATAAAGTATCTATTCTAAAGGGGATAAATTATTTTTAGGGATATTTATTAATTTATAATTCATTTAATTATAATATTATTCTCTCCTTATACAATTTTAAAAATATTTCAGAACCTTTATCTATTGGAGCATCTTTATAATTAGTTATCATATTTTTATCAAATATAAAGCTAATTTTTATATTGTTATGATATTTCTGCCAAATTTTCATTAAATTATTTTTTAAATGTAAAAACTCTTTATCTCCAATAAATTGAAATTGTCTATCGTAAGCTATTACAATTTCCCTCACTCCTTGTTGTAATAGTAAATCAATTTGATAAGATGATAAATTACTACCACAACAAGCAACTGAAATATCATTTTTTATACCATAATAAGACTAGAATAATAACACACTCTTTTCGCCCTCGAACACAATTGCAGTTTGCATTTTTTGTATATTATCTTTTGAGTTATTCAAATTATATAAGTTTAAACCCAAAGGATGGTTATACATTTGTTGATTTATTATAATTGGTCTATATTTACCATATATATCACATTCTGCCTGACACATTGCTCTGCCGCGCAATCCAATAAAATTACCGTCTTTATCAAAATGCGGAATAGTAATTTGATCTCCACCTAAATAATAACCAATTTGCGCGTAATTTATAACTTCTTGAGTAATTCCTTCATTTAGCCAAGGAGTAAGTCGTAAATTATAATTTAATTTTTTTAAAATTGAACTATCATATATTTTCAACTGTGCTGGTTTAAAATTATAGCTTTCATTTGTTTCTTCTTTTGGTAATTTACGATTTAAATATATATTATCTGCTGAAAGATTATCAAAATCATCTTCTAAAACTGTACCACTAAAACCAAAATGATTAGCTATAAATCTTACTGCATCATTTAAATCTAAAGTTTTCTATTTTTGAATATTAAAGACTTTACAAACTAAATCAAAAATATCAAAAGTAGGTTCGTCACAGCCAGTATAACATCTAAATAAATTAGAATTAGAATACCAATATAATTTTCGGCTTCCCTCTCCTGGCGGATTATGGCAAATAGTACGACTTAATATACCAAAATTTGTATATTCTGGTTCTCCGCCCCATTCAAGCAATAAATCATAAATTTGTTCTTGAGTTAATTGTTCCTTTATTTCAGTCTTATCATAGTTTATCATTTAAAAGGTCAACACCTTTACACACTTACCTTTAATTCCGAATTCTTCATTAACAATATTACAAAGATAAGCCTGTGCATCTCGTCCCTTATCCTTATTTTTTCGCATCTTTAAATAATTCTGCATTAATTCAGGGGACATTTTATATTCAAATGTATCATTTACTTTCATTTTTTTAACTCCTTTTATTAAAAAGCAGAGCGAGGCTCTACATCTATTTTTAAATCTTTAATTTCTACTAATTCGTAATTGTAAGTGGTAGCAAACATTGGCTCAACTCTACATCTGCCCAAATTACCTTTACACCATAAATATAAACCTTTATATCTACCACGACGATTTTTATAAATTGACAATTTTAATATAGGTTTCTCAAAAACACCAACTGCTAAAATCTTTTCAAGAGCTTGGTTATCTTTGTCTGTGACCGGCAACAATACAATACCCACGTCGATCTTATCCGCAATTGACTTCGCTCCGCGTAAAAGGTTCTGGTCTGGAGTTTCAGATTCTACATAGCTCGAATTTAATTGTGTAGCCGATATTAAAAAGATACCATATTTATTACAAATATCTTTTAATCTAATAGATAACATAAATAAGATATTATCTTCTCTTAATTTAACTCCGCCACTTCTGCGAGTAATTTCTTCAAGAATTTTCATGGAAGTATGTATATAATCTAGACAGACATAAGTTACATCTCTATCTCGAATATTGCGAATAATGGTATTTTCAATATCTTGTAATGAAAAATCTGGCATCATTTCAATATATAAAGGACTATTTTCTAATAAAGTAATAGCTTCTTGTATTCTTTCTTCTTCATTACCTTCATATTTACCATTGAGTATATGATCTTCATCAACATCTGCCAAAAAAGCTAACATCATAGTTTGTACTTCACCAAGGTCTTGTTCTGTTGTAATAAATAAAGTAGGCTCACTTGTATTATTATTTATCCAACAACCAAATTGTTCATTATAAATTTTATTACAAGCAAAATTACAAGCATCCGCTACAAGAGTACGAGACTTGCCTGTACCGGTTGGTGCTGACCTTAAATAAAACTTACCTAATCTTGCACCGCGCGTAATAGTATTAATCATAGAACCATAAAGCGGTATCCCAACTTCTGGATTTTTCTTTAAATTTTCAACTAAATCTCTTATACCGCTAGCTGCCTGTGCGCTTTCATTATCATAATTTTCTACATATTTTGAACGAATTTCACTAATTCGAGCGTCAATTTGTAAAGCAATTTGTTCAAGTGTTGAATTATCCAGAAAACTTTCTTGAATTTGCTTCTTCTTAGCATCTAATATATTATCAGGATCGTAAATATCAGTAACATCTATTCCGCATTTATCATAAGCGCGTAAAAGAGTCATCTTTTTTAAACGCCCATAATAATAATCAAACGAATCTGCTGTTGCTACTTCTGATACTTTGTTAAACCAATCATCGCCTTTATTTTTATCATAAATAGCTTTTATCTTTGGGCGAGTGTTTAAAAAATCATCAATAGTAGTTAAGTTAATCGAGGTTACTCCTAAATTAAATAAATTATAAATAATTCCAAAAGCTACTCTATGAAATTCTTCAGGAAAATCTGATTCTGTTAAGCTGTATTTATCTGTAAAAGTTAATAAATGTGGATTATTATAAACACAACCAATAACCTAAATAGTACTTGGAATATCTACATATTTAGTTGACATCTATATTATCCTCCAAAATATTTTTAAATTGTTGTTTTATTTTGCTTACTTTTTTTGGAGAAACAATTACCACATTTTCTACTTCTGGTGTGACAATAAGTTTTCCGGTATTAGCTTGCTCGGCTAACCATAGGGAATAATAATAATTGTAAGCATCTTGATAAATGTAGGGTAAATAGCCCAAAGTAGGAAAGTTGAAGTCTGGTTTTAAACGATGAGATATTTCAACACCATAAACTAAAGCCTTTAACATACCGGAATATGAATAATTGTAATCTTTTATATAATTTTTTATTTGCTTTTGAATTAATGGTGGGACAAATGAAGTATTAAAAATTTTTTTAATATAATTGTTTAATTTTTCTTCATCTGTTAGTTCTCGCTTTTCTTCTAATTCAGCGCAAAGTTTGTGCGCAAAGTGACCTTCGCGCACTTCTAACCAAGCTTCATCGCGTTTACTCAATGATTTTCCGCAGTATTCACAAATTACCTTATCTGTTGGATCTATAATTTCCAATTTAGGTTTAATTGGCATTTTTTCAGCTTCTCTTAATGCGCAAGTGGCATGAGCATAACGTCGTGCTGAATATTTTACATATTCTATTTTATCTCTATCAAATTTCTAATTACATATTGGACATATAACCTAATGAGGCAATAAATACGCCTCCCCTCACTTATATTTCTTCTATTAAAATTATATCATATTTTTTACAAAAAATCAAGCTGAGGCCTTTTAAACCTCAGCTTGATCTATATTAATTACTTTAAGAGTGTTGCTTTAATTTCATCAATAATAAGATAAATTAATTCAACTTGTTCTCTTGAAGCTTCAGCAATCTTTTTACCTTTACCCAAATATTTATCAATAATTTGAGTAATACGAGGAGCGTAATAAGTCTGATTTTCTGTCATTAGTCTGCCAATAATTTCTTCAAATTCCGCCATAAGAGCATCATAATCATAATTAGGAGCATCAGTAATGGTTTCTCTCTCTTGAGTTGTGTATTGATTATTGGTTGCTTGGGCTTCTTTATCAATAGCTTCATAAAGAGCCTTGACAAGATTATCATAACTAAAAGGAATAGAAGGAGCAATTTGCGCAAATCGACACTTACAATCAACGCCTTCATCGGGAGAACGAAGAATTAAAGTGCGTTGGCCAGCATTTACATCAATATAGCCCATAATATCACTCATGTTTTTAATAATTTCATTATAAGCAGTAGAGCAAGAAGGAACTATTTGATTATACTCAGTACCATCTTTCCGTTTAAAAGTCTTATCTTTACTATGAGAGATAAATACAACAGCGTATCCCTTCATAGTAATTGTGCGGAATGTAGTTTCCCATTCGCGCTTAACTTTTGCCCAACCGTTCGTAGACCAACCGCCATCACCAATATTTTCAATACCAAGTTGCTAGCAGATATATTTTTCGCAAAGTTGTGAAGCAATATCGACAGTATCTATTACAACCGTAGAAAACATATCCTTAATTTCCGGATCATCCAATTGTCGAAGAACCTATTTCATTTCTCCCCAAGTTGTAACATCTTGTGCCATAACTCCAGGCAAAGCATTATAACCTCTTTCGACTAACTTAATAAAAAGTTATAGACTATCTCACAATACTATTTTATAGTATTCGTCATCACTTCGCAATAAGAACTTTCATCTTAAAGCTACTTCCTAAAAGGAATAGTCGTTACACTTTTTCTATTTTTAATAGAACTTAGCACGGGATTATTTCTTGAACTTAGAGGTTAAGAGTTTTCAAGAACCTTCCCCGTTAGCAAATAATTAAATAATTATTCACACCCTATATTTATAGGTTCAATGACGATGCGCCCATTCAAGGCAATCTAAATAGGATTCATATTTACGATCTAATCTCATTTTTTCAGTACTATCTTTATATAAATAATTAAGAATTTTTTCTACCTGATGGCGTCCAGCAATTTGAACCTAATAAGTATTAGAATTATTTTGTTTTTGAATACTAATATTAATTAATCCTAATTCTTTTAAAATGTCTTGTAAAAAATTTTTTGAACCACAAGTAAAACTAATTCGATAATTATTTGTACCTTGAAGCCAATGTAAACTTCCATCGCCATCAAAGTATCCTCGAATAAAATGAGAAATATAATCTCTAGGAATATTAGGAATTTTATTAATTAAAAATGTTTTATTTGGAACACAGCCCCATTTAATTAAATCTGAATGTAACTGTTTATCTTTAATAGAAAATTGATATAAATTTTTTGCATTTTTCCATCGAGTATCTTTAGTTTCAGTAATTTTATGATTAATTGCACCGATTGCTTTACAGAATTTCTCAACATGTTCTTTATCAGTAATGTTTATAGAAATTTCAAAGTTATTAGTATGGATACAACCATCAGCATACAAAAAACCTAACCAATATGCTTTTTCTGGATTTGTAATTTGATTAAAATACATTTCATTACGAGGATATCCTTGTTTATTTCCTCGACTTTGAATTCCCTATTTATTTAAGCAGTTACGAATAGTTGCATAATTACAACCAAATTGTTTTCCTAAAGAATTTAATGTAACATTTTTATTTACATATTGATCAATGATATAGGCCACTTGTTCTTCTGTCCAAGCGATTACTCCGCCATTATCACGAGTAATAGTGAAAAAATCCATATTTATTATACCTCTTTACTTACTTGACGCCAATAACAGAGGCTTAGGCATCTTACTTCCGAAAGTTGTCTTTCCAGCGCCGCCCGGTCCATATATATAAGTAATATATCCGCTAAGATCTTTAGAAACCTTATGAGCGGTTAAAGCTTTTAGATTAATAGCCATAATATTTAACCTCCTTTAATTAGAAGTTAAATCCAGACTTATTATTAGTTACGACTGATGCATTATTTCCACCATTCTTAGAAGCCTGATAGGCATCTTGACGTTCTTTAATGGTAGCAAGATAAACTTCACGATCTGCCATAGCCTTACTCAGCTCTTGCGCAGTAATAGTTTCTTCAACATCCCAATCATAAGGATCAGCAGAAGCACCAGTAATCACAAAATCTTTACGAGAAGAAGTAGTAGTCTGTACAAGATCTTCACCAAATGCAGACTCAACATGATTTTCCTTTACAATAGTTTCGGACACTTGACGACCCCAAACTTGAGTAAAGAAAGGATTGGCATTAGAAATCTCTTGATCTTCAAAATATGCAATAGCACGAGGATTAAGAACGGTAAAATCAACAGGAAGAATAGCCTTGCGGAAATCAAAAATTACACCATGAATAATAGCTTTCTCAGGAATATTCTTTTCTTCATCAGCGTCAACATGACGAACTTGATTAATAATCATATCACAGCGGAACATATTACGTTTCTTTTCATCCTCATCAAGATGATCAATTATATTAACAAAACCGCCTTCATTGCGCAAAGTGCTTACGAGTTCTTCTTTACCGGATCTGCTAGAATAAAACTCATTTAAACCTAAAGCAGAACTAATGTTGACCTTAGTGGCTACATCCTTACCATCTTTCATAATAGTCTTATAAGTACCATTAATAATATTATCAAGAACGGTAAAAGTGTTATTTGCATTGCCCTTAGAAGTAGTGGCAGTTACATAAGTAAAATGGACAGGTACAATATTTAAACACTCATCATCAGTAGCAACATCAAGAAAACCAGCAATAAACTCAGTGCCGGGATGCGCACTATTAGGACCAGAAACTTTCTTTTCCAGTCTATTCTCGTAAATAAGACCCTAAATAGTAGTAGTATTAATCATATTTTTCATAATTTATTTTCTCCTTTTTAATAATTAAATAATTTCAATATTTTTTCCTTTTTCAGTGATAGCATAAACAACAGGGTCAGTGCTAACTTTTTCAACAAAACCATCAGTTACAAGCTTGCGGATTGCACCAGAAACGGTTCTAGAAGACACGAATAAACCTTCGGCAATATCACTAGCTTTCCAGCTAGATCGTTCAGAATCATGCTCTTGGAGATATTTAAGAATTAGTTTACCATTATCAGTAAACATTGGCTTGTCCTTTTTTTGTTCATCTTTAAACATATTCCAATATTCTTGAGCACCAAGAGATAAGGTAGAAACATCAATATTTGATTCAATTTCAGTAATAAATTCTTTCTTACTAATCATAAAAATTAATAACTCAACTTTCTTTTATTTATTTCTTTTTACATAAATATTATATAATAATTTTTATAAAAAATCAATTATTGAATTATTAACTCTTGGGCATATGGGAGCGTTTCTATCCATTTACATATTGTATGCCACTCAGTTAATTTATGATTTTTTCTTTGATGGTAAATATTGCGCAAATTTTCATAATTAAGCGTTATTGTACGCTTTTGAAGCCAACTTTCTGGCAACCAGCGAATTAATTCTTTCCAATATATAATTTCTTTAGTTTCATTATACTTTTGGCGTAAATACTCTAAATAAGGAATTAATGCCATCTATACAAAATCTGGGTCAATATTATATTTAAGTTCTTTTCGTTGCGTATATTCATTATAAGGTACTAAATTTAAATCATCAATCTCAAAACAATCAAGTGCGATTGGAGTTGATGCTAATTTGTGCATTGTGCTTGTAGAATTTGCAACCGTTCCTACCTTATATGTATCGAATTCCTTCCATACATATAACGCAGCGGTCAAATCAAAGCTGACAAAGATTTGCCGCAAAAACTTACGATGTTCAGAACCACCTTCAATTAAACTACGAGCCAATTTCATATCATTTGGCCCAATATTAATCTAATTATTTTCAAAATTACTATCAGACTTATCCCAACTATTCATTGGGTTACGCATTCCTCTAAAAGCTCCAGCAAAATTAAAAACTTCTGTATTTTCAATTTTCATTTAAATTTTCTACTCCTTGTGTAAAACCTATAATATTATTATTAAGATGTAATAAAAAATTACTAATTTCATCAATTACAAAAGAAATATTTTTAGCCTTAGTATGCACATCTAAAAAAGTTGAATAAGACATACACTCAATTTCTCCTAAGCCATATTCTCTAGCTTTTTCTTCCATAGCTTTTGGCATAGAGCAAACGACAATTGCTTTATTTTCTTTTGCATATTTTAAAAGACGATAAGTCTTTCCATTACAGCGAGGTCCGCATTCAATTAACATTTAGATCCTCCTTTAGTCATATTATATCCATAATCTTGACTTTGATAAAAATTTATCCAATAAATTTCTTCTTCATTTAATTTATCTCTTGGACATTCTTCCAAAAGTTCAAAAGTAAAGTTTTCTACTCCAGAGGACAACATAGCTTTATATAATTTATTGTTCTGCGGAGTGTCAATACCTAATCCACATTTTATATGTTGCTTCCATCTCTCTGCGACATCATTTGATTGCCCTATATATACCTTATTATCCAAAAGGTTGGTAAGCTTATATATACCGCATTGAGATTTATTGCCTAAAACTCTAGATATTAATTCATTTGTTGGCTGGCGGAAATAAACTTCCCATATTATTTTACTTATAGGGCGCGAATTGCGCATATAAGGTATTAAATCTTTTAATCGTTTTATTTCAAGAAAATCTGTTTCTTGAAGAGCAATGCGATATTTATTATTAGCTATTTTCTGTTCTTGTTCTCTTTTGTTAGCTTCTATTATAGCATTAACTTTTTTCTATTCTTTGTTTAAAGTATTTTGTGCTTCTTGCAATTTTTGTGATAATTTTTGAGAAGAATTTAAGAAATCTTGAGTATATTCTTTTAACATTTCTTGATATACTGTATCATATTCTGTTGAACAATTTTCAAATTTTTTACTAAAATCTTCAACTAAAATATCTAGCTATTTTTCCATACTTTCTTGTGCGGTATCATATACCGCTTGAACAGATTGTTTAGCTAAATGCTATTCAGCTTCTATACTATTTTCTATTTCTTTTTTACTTGCTCTAAGTTCAAATATACTTTGATTTAAATTCTATTCTTCCTATTGTCTTTTACAAATAGTATCATAAAGGTCAAGTTTCTAATTTTCTAATTCTGAAACATTCAATTTTAAAGAATTTAACTATTCTTTTTTCTGGCTAACCTCTTCTTCTAATTTTTTTAAGCTACTTTGCTCTAATTTCTTTTTCTTAAATAAAAAAGGAAGAGTTAGGATTAATCCACTGATTAATCCTATAATAAAATACAACATTTTATAAATATAAAATTAAAAGGGGAAGATTAATTACTTCCCCTTCAATCCTTGTATTAATTACTCAGCGTCAACTGCGTTAAGATCAAGAGCATAGCCTTCCTCAGTCAACTGAAGCAGCTTAATACCAGTATGGGTTCCATCGGGATTCTCAATCTCTGCAGGAACACGAATACCATAACCCTTACGCTGAATAGCGGAAGTAAAAATACCATCTACCTGGCGCTTCTCAAGTTCAAGAGCAGCAGCCACATCAGCGGCAGTAAAATCTTCACCCTTATGATTCTGTAGATATTCAAAAACTTTCTTACTATTAGCACTCATAGCCATAACAAATAATCTCCTTTATTTTTTAATATTTTATTTTTGTATTTATATTATAGAAAAAATTTTTTGAAAATGCAAATCAGAAATCCAATAACTCTGAGACCATTTCATCTATATCCATTAGATCTTCAAAATTACCAATATGACTTGTTATCTTAATAATTTCCTATTGAGCTTTTTCGATTTCTGTATTATTTTGACTTAATTGAACAATACGTTCTAATTTCGCCAGCTTCTCTGCAAATTGTTTTTTTTCTTTTCTTTTCATTAAATTATTTTCTATCCTTTACATTTTAAATTATACTAAAAATTTTTCAAATTTTCAATGAATAGTGGTCAATAAACTCATTTTCTGAATAAATTGGAACTCCAAGCTTTTTAGCTGTTAGATTCTTACTTGAAGTGCTATTTACATTATTATTAATAAGCGCTGTGGTTTTAGATGATATTGTAGTAGTCATTTTACCACCATTCTTTTCAATAAACTCCTTTAACTCTTCTCGGTTCTTAAAATTAATTAAAGAACCTGTTACAACAAAAACTAATCCATTAAGTTTGCTCTCATTGGAGCTAGTCTTATTTAATTCTACGGAAGAAAAAGTAAGTAATTCGATAATTTCATCAGCCATAGAATAATCATGGTTTAAAATGGCTGAATTGATTTCCGGCCCAAAGCCATCAAAAACTGTAAAATCAAATTTTTCATTAACTTTTTGGCGAAAATCTTCATAACTAATAATTCCATTTTTTTCTAATTCTTTAGCAATAGTTTTTCCTACAAGAGGAATTCCAATAGCTGACAAAAAAGCTGATAGTGTAGTGGATTTAGAAGCCTCAATTGAATTTAAGATATTCCGCACAGATTTTTCCCCAAAGCCAGGCATAGATTTCCATTCAGTATAATGTTCTTTTAGTAAAAATATATCCTTAAAAGAATTAATCCAACCTTTATTAATAAGTTTTTCTAATGTTGCTTTAGACAAACCTTTAATATCTAATCCTTTTTTACTACAGAAATGGTCAATTTTATTTAAAAATTTACCTTCACATTCGGGGTTCGTACAGTAAAGTTGTTCTGATTCATTAATTGCGGTAGGCTGGCCGCAAATAGGACAAACTTGAGGAATTTCAAAATAAATTTTATTTATCATCTATATATCTCCAATGTAATTTTCCACATGTTTTTCGCTAACCTCTACATACCATACAAATTTTAGACTAGGTAGTATTTAAATTTTGTCGAGCAGCTTCTGAAGCACTTTCATAGATTATACCAGTTTCAATACACTAAACTTTTCTTTTTCTTGCTTCAGTTGCTTTTTGAGCATTTATTTTTCGCATTTTAGCCATCTCTTCTGGATGTTCTTTTTGCCATTTAAGCATATCTGCCGCTCTAGCAAGACCAAATTCTGGATGCTATTTTCGCCATTCTAAAGCCGCTGGTAAAGCATTCGGAGAAATTGAATGAAAACCACCTCGTTTTATATTATATCCTTTTTGAGGATCTCTAGCTTCATACAATTCTATATAATAATCTTCTTTTTCAGAAATTAAATTAGGCTCCCAATCTCCTTCTTCTAAAATAATATGTTCAAAATTATCCCAACCGTATTTTTTAATAGCTTGGGTAAAATGCTAATTTTCTTTATAGCCATGCCCGTTTGCCCATCTATCATTTGGTTTTTTTTGAGTTGTATATCCAATATATACTTTATTATTTATTTTATTTTTGTGCATATAAATAAAACAATACATATTTATCACTCCTTCTATGTAATATAATTATTGGGATAATCATATTACATAAAATTGTCCCAAATTTTATTCTTTTTCGGCTCTAACAATCTGAGGAATGATAGCATTTTGTTTACATACCCAAATTCTTTGTCCTTGATAAGGATTTTCGCCCAGAATTTCTTTCATAATATTAAGGTTATGAAGACTTGCTCTTTCAATGATACTATCACCATCATCTACTGGCTCAAAAATAGCTACAGGAGTTAAAATTCCTGTTCTTCCCATTGTATATTCAATATTCAATAATTTTGTTTCATATTCTTCATCATAAAACTTATAAGCAATAGCATTTTTAAAATGATGTGCAGTTTCACCTTGAGATTTGCCATAAGATATACTATTAAATTTAAATACTAAACCATCAATAGGATAACCATCTTTTTTACAAATATCTTGAATATCACCAATAGCATAAGAAATATTTTCTTGTATCCAAGGAACGATAGTAAATCCTAAGTCTTTCAAAAAATCTAATCTTGCTACAAAATTATCTTCTTCAATTCCTTCAATTAAATCCCAAGCTACGAAAGTTAAATTTCTAGTCGCACACTCTTTAGCATCCAAGAGTCGGATAGAACCAGAAGCAAAATTACGAGGATTTTTATACTTTTCCGCAAAAGGCTCAAAATCTTTAACTAAACAGATAATTTCACCATCTACTACTAGTCTATCTTTAAAATTAATTCGTTTGGGAATAGAGGGAATAACTCGCGCATTATGCGTAACATCTTCACCAATTATCCCATTGCCGCGCGTTTCGGCTGAAATTAATTTGCCATCTTCATAAAGAAGTGAGCAGGTTAAACCATCCATTTTCGCCATAGCCACAAAATCATTATTCCCTAAAAAACTAGTTACATCATCTATACTCTTGGTCTTTGCTAAGGATAACATTTTATGATTATGTTCAACTTTTTTAAGATTATTAACTATTTGATAATTAATACTTTGCGTTGGACTATCAGGATAATAAATTTTATATTCATTTTCTAATTGAACTAACATAAAGTATAAATTATCCCATTGATAATCAGTAATAGCTGGGGTGCCAGCATCATAAAGTTTCGTATAATAATTTAATTTGTCTATTAAATTACGAATTTCATCCATATATTTATTTCCTTTTTCTTCTTCTATTTATATTATATAAAAAATTTTTATATATTTCAATAAGGGGAAGAAATAAGCTTCTTCCCCTTATATTTATACCTTACTTACTGAAAGTATTTTACTTCCTTTAATAATAATATTACCTAAAGAATTTCTACTTAACAAAGGAATTTCACTGGCGGAAATACATAAATTAGTTTTATTACCAGAAATTAATAAATTATCGCTATCTTCTACTAATGCAATATTATTTAAATTTCCAGAAGTATCAGAAGATTTATAGCACATGAGGCCTTTTCCACCACGCAACTGAGTAGGAAGTTCTGACAGATTAATGCGTTTACCAAGACCGTTTTCGCTGAATAAGGCCAAATTATCTGTGGTATGGCGGACAGCCGCTGCACCGATTACATAATCATCTGCGCGCAACGTTATACCCTTTAATCCCATAGTTGTTCTGCCACTTGGGGTAATGGTTTTACTATCTATCCTAATACAATAACCATCTTTAGTAGCAATAATTACATCTTCATCTTTTGCTAAAAAGACACTTACCAATTCATCATTTTCTTTAAGAGTAATGGCGACAATACCGCTTTTCTTTTTAGTTTTTGAATATTCATCAAGAGTAGTTTTTTTAATGATACCATTTTTAGTAACAAACACCACAAATTTAGCATCAGTATCTCTATAAATAGAATAAATTACAGTAGGTTGTTCATCCGCTTCCATTTCTACAAGAGATTTGATTGCAGTTCCTTTCGTTGTATTATTGCCTACTGGAATATCATCTACTAACAATCTGTACATTTTTCCTTTAGTAGAGAATATCATAAGATTGTCTATAGTATTAGTGCGGATAGTCATAGATGTAATATCATCTTGAGTTTTTACACCTTTTGTGTTGCGGCGTTGCGCCCGGAAGGAGGCTGTCGGCATACGCTTAATATATCCACTTTCTGTAAGAACTACGATACATTTTTCGGGTTCTACATTAGCAATTTCTTTTTCGCCATCTTTTGGTTCAGAAATTTGAGTTAGTTCAGTACGGCGATCATCGCCATATTTTTTTACAATAGCAGTTAAACGCTTTTTTAATTCATCTAATGGATTTTCAATAATTAAAGTTAAACGCTCAATCTCTTCTTTTAAGCCTTTAATTTCATCTTGAAGTTCAATTTTTTCAAGATTTGCTAATTTACCAAGTTTCATATCGGTAATAGCTTGAGCTTGATTAGAAGTAAAATTATACTTAGTTTGTAAATTCTCCCTAGCTGTGGCCGCAGATTTTGAAGATTTAATAAGAGCAATAATATTATCAATATCTTCAAGAGCTTTTAATAAACCTTTATCAATTTCTAATTTATCTTTTGTTTTATTTAAATCAAAATTAGTTTCTCTTCTAATACATTCATTATTATGTTCAACATAAATTTTACAACAGTCTTTTAAATTTAATTCAGTAGGAGTTTTACCAACAAGTCCAACCATATTATATGAAAAAGAGATTTGTAAATCTGTGTTTTTAAATAATTGAAAAATTGTTTTATTTAAATTAACATCTTTTTCGCATTCAAGTACAAGTCTAAATCCTTTTTTACGAGTACTTTCGTTGCGAATATGCTTAATACCTTCAATATCGCCATTATCACAAGCATTACCAATTTGTTCCATTAGAGCTTCTGTAGCAATACCATATGGAATTTCATAAAATACAATATTATTTCCTTCAATATTATATTTTCCACGGAGTTTTACACTTCCATGACCTGTTCGCATAATATTTGGAATATCATTTTTATTAATTACAATGCCACCTGTTGGAAAATCTGGGCCAGGCAACATTGGTTCTTTTCCATCTATATAATCAAAAATTGCATTAGCAACCTCTGATAAATTATGTGGAGCCCAGTTACATGCCATTGCAACACCAATACCTGTGTTTGGATTGCAAAGAAGATTAGGAAAATATGAAGGCAAAGTAACGGGTTCATCTTTCGTTTCAGAATAGTTAGGAACAGTATCAACTACTCTTTTTTTCATTCCAACTAGCATACCATCTTCTACTAATGTAGATAATCTAGCCTCAGTATAACGATAAGCGGCAGGAGGATCTCCATCTCGATTTCCTTTATTACCATGAAAATCAATAAGAGGGTATCTCATAGTCCAATCTTCTGCTAAACGAATTAATGCTCCATAAATTGAAGAATCTCCATGAGGATGCCACTCAGCCATTACGTTACCAACAATATTAGCACATTTTACATGGGCCTTTTTTGAATTAAAACCTTGATCGTAAGCCCCATAAAGAATACGTTTAGCAACTGGCTTTAAACCACTTGTAGCATCAGGAATTGCACGGTCAGTATTTACAGCAACAGCATATTCAATAAAATTAACGCCAAGTTCATCTATCAAGTCTGTCTTCTTCTCCATTTTAATCTCCTTTCTGCTCAAGATTTTCTAATAAATCCTCAAAAGCTTCTTTAAAATAAAATAACTTTTTTGCCATAGAAATTATAGTATTATTCAGCATTGTATACTGCCTCCTCTGAATGTTCTTTGATATAAAGTTTTCTTGGAGTTACCGCAGATCCCATTAAATCATCAAATAACTTTCGAGCCGCATTAGCATCACTAATAGTTACTTGGCGAATAATTCTTTGTTCTGGGTCTGTTAAAGTTTCTTCTGTTTCTTCAACATCCATTTCACCAAGACCCTTCATTCGATTTACTTTATAAGTTTTTCCAACATTGGCTTTACGGTATTCTTCTAATGCTTCATCGTTTTTAATATATCTATAACCTTTATTTGTTGTTATTTTATAAAGAGGCGGAACACCAGCATAAACAAAGCCATCTTCAATAAGCTGAGGACAGAAATTCCAAATAAATGTATAAAAAAGATTTTTAATATGAGCCCCATCAACATCTGCATCACTCATAATAATAATTTTACCATATCTAATTTTATTTTTATCATAAGTGACTTTCATTGTTTTAGGATCAATTTCTAATCCAAAAGCATCTATCATTGTCATAATTTCAGCATTTTTTTGAATTTTATCAATTCCTGCTTTATGAGTATTCAAAATTTTACCGCGCACAGGAAGAACCGCTTGAAATTCATTGTCACGAGCAGTTTTCATATTACCAGAAGCAGAATCACCTTCTGTAATATAAAGTTCGCATTTCTTGCGATCTTTACTAAAACAATCCGCAAGTTTAGAATCAAATTTTAATGCTTTTTCTTTCTTTGCTTGTTTATCACGAACTGCATCTCTAGCTTTCGCGGCAGCTTCACGAGCCTTTTTCGCCATTTTAGCCTTATCCGCAATAATTTTAATTTCTTTTTCATTTGCGGTCAGCCATATGCGCAGCTCTTCAGCAATCGCCGCAGTATATGGTGTCATTTCAAGTTTTGTAACACGAGTTTTTACCTGGGCATCATAACCAACATTAGGAGCAGTAATATTAAATACAATATATAATCCCTCTTGGATGTCTTCGCCGGAGAGATTATCATCACCATCTTTAAGCCACTTTTTATCTTTAAAAAATTTATTAAATTCTCTGGTTAAAAGAGCTTTAATTTGAGTAATATGTGGACCAACGCTTGTAAGACCAGTATTAACATATGGAACCATAGTCATTGCATAATTTGAGGTATATGTCATTACCATATCAATTTTGTTTTTACCATTTGCGAATTTTAAATCAAAACGATGGTCAATTAATTCTTTGCCCTTAACAGCTTCATCAACTAAATCATTTAATCCTCTTTGAGAAAAATAAGTAGTTTTTTCTCCGTTATTATTTAATTCAATGGTAAGACCAGGACAAAGGCATGAAACTGTTTTAAATAATGTTTTTAACTCACTTACATTTACTTCTGGATGGGTAAAGAATTCTTCACTAGGCTGCCAACATACTTCCGTTCCATCTGGTAAAGTAGTTTTTTCAGACCAGCGTTTTTCAAATTCTCCCTCTTTAAAACGAATTTGTTCGCTATCGCCATTACGATAGGTTTTAACAACTAACCAGTGAGAGAGAAATGTTGTAATTTTTGAACCTATGCCAAAAGAACCAAGAGAAGTTCCTTCATAAGTACCATCTTCTCGATATTTTCCAGATGTATTCAAGACACTGAATGCAGCTTCAAGAATAGTTTTTCCATCGTCACGAAAACTATTAGGAATAAAACCTTGACCGTAGTCCCTTACTCTAACCTCTTCTGGCTCAATAAAGACTTCGATACGATTACCATGCCCTAATCTAAATTCATCTACGGCATTAGAAAAAATTTCAACCAAAAGCTGAGTGGAATAAGTTGTATCACCAGCATAAACTCCGGGTCGCAAACGAGTAAATTCTAATGGAGATAAGCTTTCTATGCTTTTCTCATCATATAATGTTTTATCTATCATTTATTTATTTTCATCCTTTCGTGCATTACCATCAATCATTGGCTTCATTTTACCTGTTGCAATTTTATCAGCTAATTCATTCCATTGATGACCTTGATGACCAGCACATTTTCTTAGTTCTATTCTATATCCTTGCTGCCAACAATCATAATATTTTTGTATAAGATCTAAATTTTCTGGAATCTTTTTATCGGATTTGCGCCAACCTTTACTCGCCCAACTAAACATCCATGAGGTAAGAGTATTATAAGCATAGGCAGAATCAGTATATACAACAGGCCAATTCACACGCTTAGGATCTTTTACTCCAAAACTAAGTAAGCAGCTTACAATTGGTTTAAGTTCTTCACGATTGTTAGTCGTAATTGAATCTGTTTGGCGGCCATAGGTCGATATTAAATTTTCGTCATTATCTAATATAACAACACCAAAACCACCTGGACCTGGATTAGGGTGCGCAGATCCGTCTGTGTATATAATCATTTATATACCTCCATTACTTGACATTATTAAAAAATTAAATTACAATATTTATAGAATAATAATCTTTTTCATTTTTCATAATTATTATAACATTTTTTTTCTTAAAATTCAAGAAAAAAGAAAAAAGAGCTATAATAAATATAGCTCTTTTTAATATAATTTTTTTAAAATTAGATATACATTTATACTAGTTGCTTAGTGAGTAATTTCAGTAGTAGTATTCTTCTCTAAAGCATCATTTAGTTCATGTAAAATACCAACAGCACTATTATTACTGGTTTCTATATTAGCAAGATTTTTAGCCAATCTTTGTAATTCTTTAATTAAATTTTCCATTATTAGTCTCCTTTTACATTTTATTTGCGATTTCCGCAATTCTACTTCTATGAATCTATTTTAATTCAACTTCACCATATATATCTTCACCTCTAAATACTTTAGAAGCTCTATACATGCCATTATTTGTACCCTCATAATCAACTAAATCAACCTAACTTTTGGTATCACCATCTAAAATAAAAATGGTATCTTCGCCAGAACGCTATAAGGCTAATTTTAATAATTCAATGTCTAGGTTTTGTGCTTCTGTGATATAGATGCCCGCATGCATTCCAGAAGTATCATATCCTCTAATATCGCTCATAGGTAATAATATCAATTTTTCATCATTTATTAATTGTTCTACAATTAATTTACTACCTAATTTACTTGCTAAGAAATTTCCTATTTGCGAATCTAAGAGTTTCTCATCCTTAGATCCAGGATAAACATAACACTATATCTTTCAATATAGACTTGACTATATCTTATTCTAAACTTTGTTTTAATTTTAAATAAATTTGATATTTTCTATTTAAATATATTGGACAACTATTATAAAGAATATTTAAAATAGATAAAACCTATTTTCTACCTCTCCACTAAGTATGCCATGCTGAAGTAAAAAAATTTTTATTATGTTCTTTTTTATTTATTATTTTATCTATTTCTAACTAAAAATCTGTAACTACAGTTTCATAATATGATGTAAAATTTAATGTTACATCCGTAGAATAATTACTAGAACAAGAAAGACCTCCATCTCCATCAAATAATCCTAATAAAAAAGCTGGGATTAAATCTGAAGGAATTTTTTCAAAAGGAATATGATGAGATAAATAAGTTTTATTTGGAATAATTCCAAAATTATTTAAATCATTATAAATTTGTTCACTAACAAATTCTACTGAACAACATGTACTATTTTTTCTTTTATCATAGATAATTTTAGAATTTATATTTAAACATTTCTAAAATTTTTCCAAAAGTTCTTTATCTTGTTCCTATAACTATAATCTAATTCTACCTGTATGACGGAGATGATCAACTGATCCATCTGTGTATAGCATCCCTAACCAATAAGCTTTTTCTGGAGTATTGATTGTTGAAAAATAATTATTATTTATATTTTTATTTATTTTATTATAGTTTCTTTCAAAGTTGTTTTCTTCTTTAATTCTTCTTAAAGTTGTTTTATCTAAATTATATTTCTTAGATAATTCAATATCAGATAAACCCTTTTTTAAATCTTCCATGTACTAAATTAACTATTTTTCAGAAAGCTCTTTTTTCTTCCGTCCACCACGAATTGTTATATTATTTTTTCTTAAAAGTTTTTGGATACTATAATAACTCATTGGATATTTCTATGATAATTTATTAATAGATTCTCCATTTAAATATTCTTGAATAATTTGTTCTTCCATAAATAAGAAAACCTCCAATTTTATTTTTTCTATATAATTATGAAAAAACAATTAGATAATTTTTCGTTTTTTGTCCAAAACTTTTCGTTTAGAATCCACGCGCTTCGGCAAATGCCTACTCTACTAAGTTCATTAAAAATGCTTTTCGATAGTCGATGAACCTTCCCCTATTCGGGGCTTGGCTGCTGATTGTCCAATTTATATAATTTTCAAACATTCACACTTAAGCATATTTCATCTTTATGTTGTAGTTTATATAACTCTAAGGAGATTCCAGCAATTCACGTGGTTTTATACTTGAGCCTTACCCTTTTATTGACCCAAGCTTAGCCGCGTTTTTGGTCGCTATTGTATTACAGAATATAATTATTTTATCTATTTTCCCTTTTTCCAAAAGATAGAATAAATAACCAATAGCAAGATGCGATTTACCAGCGCCTGCCGGACCTTTTATCATTGTAATTTGATTATTTAATAGACTATCGGCTACCATAGCTTGGTATACATCATTTTTATATGGTTTTATTTCTCCTAATTGTTTTGAATAAAAACTTTTATACTTCAAGGGACGAAAACCATTTTCCGTCCAACATAATGTATCTACTCGTTCTTTAGTATTAGTATCATAAATGTTTAAATATTGATTTATTTTTAATTTAAGCTTTTGCCCAAATTCCTTACTGTTGGAGTAGAAATTAGCCATTTCTTCAACATTAAAGTAAATATCAATATATCCTGTATATTTATCAGTGATTTGTTCACTTTGAACATTATCTTTACCAAAGAACTATTCAGCTATTACTTTTAAGGCTAAATCATTTGTATAAAAAATACATTTTTCATTTTGATGATTTTGTAAATAATTATAAGCAGTAGCAAGTATTTTACCATCATTATTTAATTCAATATCATGGGCGCGAAGCCAATTTTCAAATATAGGTTTGTAAATAATACAAGTATATTTATCAGAATTTTCATTGAGTTGGCGCAATAGTTGTCTAGCCGCGTACTTTACACTTTGGTCTTTATTAATAGAAGTTTTTATATTTTCTAATTCTTTTAATGTAATATTAGTAATAACTATTTTATCATCAAGATTAAAAATTTCTTCTGCTTTTATTAATAAGCTGCTTGTGTCATATATTTTAGTCATCTTCATATTCTCCTTCTTCTTGCGGAATAGTAAAGCCTATAGCAGAAATTTTATTTTTTACATTTGAATCTTCTGCGATTTTAGCTGCTTCTACTTGATTTTTAGTAATCTTTATAGCTGCTTTACTTTGAAACTATTGTAACCAAGTATCTAATAAGGGCTATCCCCAAGAACTAAAAGAGAAGCCTAAAAGAAATACTAATAATATAATGATAAAGCATCATCCCTTTCGGTAATTTTATTAATTTTATCCCTTTGCCTTTTCTTTCTATTCAGAATTTTTTTCTTTATTGGGATTTTGTTTAATTTTTAACAAATTCTCTTTCTCTGCTTTTTTATAATAATAAGCCTGACTTACTCCATAGGCTCCCCAAGGGAGGGCTACCATAGCTGTCAACCATGGTAGCTCCGCATATGCGCCAGTTAGAATGCATATAAAGGAAAGGGTTATTAAAGCTAATGTTACTATCCATATAAGAGCAGATTCTTGGATTAGGAGTTTTTTGGAGAATTCTTTTTTCTTTTTCATTTTATTTTTATTTCCTTTTAAATTTTTTATAATCTTAATTATCTTTTTTCTGTATATTGTAAATTAATCCAGCCTACACCAGATTTTAATTTACCCCAACCATTCTTTTCTTCTACAATAGTATAAGTTCCACCTTTGCGCACGGTTGTTTTAATTGGATATTTTGTCGATGGTCCAGAGCGCACATTTAATATATTGGCGGTAATGCGCACAATATAAGGTTTAAATTTAGCCTTGACCGCTTCTAAATCTTTAATATTAAAAGTACTATTTAAATTAGCTAAACCATCTTCTGATTTGCCCAAAACTGCCCTGTCATCTTTTAAAGATTTAATGTACCAATTTTTAGTCTTTACCCAAGTTGGTACTTCTTTTCCGCTATAGTATTTAGCATTTGCCGAGATTTTTACTAGATCATTTACTTCTAATTCTGAATTAGAAGTATTTGAAGATGGAGTATTATTTATTGGGTTTAATAATTTTGTAACATCTTGGCGCACATTGGTTATGTCTTTATTATAATTTTCAAACCATTTATATATATCCTTATGTCCGCAACCTAATCCTAATTTATAACTATCCCAATGGCAAAGAATAGTGGGTACAGTTACACCTCGGTAATTAACAGTTCCATTTGGATCTATATTAAATTTTTTACATAGATAAGCTGTAAGTTCACAAGCTTCTTTATATACTTTATCAAAATAAGATTTTGTGCCAACATAATTACCTTTTTGATCAACTTTATCGACTTGTATTTCAAATTGAATCCAAAACGGTGAATCAGTCACATTGGCTGAACCATTACAACTTCCTTTTGGACCGGAACCGCAACCCCAAGGACGATAATTCCAAGGGAGAGCCTATACTGTTGTAATTTCTCCATTAGCTAATTTGCCAATAAATGCATTTACGCCAGCAGATACAGATTTATGGTTCCAATCAGTGCCATAATTGTTTTTGCCTATTTTTGCTAATAACTCAGTTTTATTTGGTGCGTTATCATCTGGTTGAACATAACGCCAAAGATTAGGATTGCCAGAGGCAGTATCATGCCATAATATACCAACTGGTTTACCTTTTGTAGTACCTTTATAACAAGTACTTTGTCTCATTATACATTCCATAGGTGGATTTTGATTAGAGTATTTCATATAATTAATCCTCCTTTATTTTTCATATATAAAAAGGAAGAAGATAAAAATCTTCTTCCTTTAATATTATTCTTGTTGCCAGCCATATACTCCAGGTTCATTCCGCGCCACCGAAGCAGAGCGGTTCGCCTTACTGCTTATAAATCTTGATGTTGTCAATGTCTGTGTACGCCAGGCAGAACCGGACATAAGCCGTCCCGGAATAGTCCTTATTGTTGATGGTGCAAGTGCTGCCCGTCACGCCGCTGTTCCAGACCCAAGCCTCCGCAGCCGCCGAATGCTGCGGCAATGCCCGCGCCGATCACGCCAAGCATATAGGTGATATAGTGTTTCATTCTTTGGATTCCTCCTAAGCAATAATCTTGTCAGCCTTGATGCTCACGTTTGCAAGCGTCGCCGTGTCGGGGATTACCGTGCCGCTGGAGTACGCCATGCACACGCGGATATACGCGACCTGAGACAAGTCAAAGAACGTAGACGGAATCTGGTTGCCATCTCCGGTCTTGTTGATGTCGATATAAACGCCGCCATTACTGTCCACGCGCTTGGCAAGCGTGTTTCCTGCAGTAGAATCGTACACGATACCAAGACGACCGTAGCTTGTGTTAATAACTGTCTTATCGTTTTTGCAGAACAAAACGCTCTCTTGAGGAGCACCATTGACAAACTTGTTATTGTTCCCGACTTCTCTGATGTGGATTCTCCACGGCTCAGAGGAATCCAAGCCGCTGACGGGAATAAAATCGGTACAGAAATTGCCGTTCTGCGCAGAATAGCTGCCAGAGCTGCTGAACCGCTGATTTAGTGTTGCTGCGCTCGGATCAAACAGCTCCGTCATCGTCTGCTCTTTCTTCGCGGAAACAGAAATGACGATAGCTCCAGTCACGGCAGGAATCGAGATCGCGCCGCCGTTGTAGGCCGTTGCCGTGATATCCGTGCCGCCCATCGTGATGGAGACCGTCGCGCCGTCAAGCGTATAGCCGCTGTTCGCCGTGATGGTCGCCGCATAGCGCTCATTGATTCCGATG